TTTTAATTGTTTTTCCATTTGTTCTTTGGTAATAGTCGCAGGTAAATTTTCAATGGGTGTTTTACCATCTATTTCATCTTGATTTTTTGAATCAGCTAAATCCGCTGACTGCCCAGCTGTACCAATGTTAATTATTTGATTATTATCTGGTTTTTCTTCATGAATAACTTCAGTTTCTTTTTTAGAACCAAATCCAAAAATGGCATATAAAAACATGCAAATCCCAAACAACATTGTACCAAAAACCAAAACCATCTTACCCACAGGCGGACGAGCTTTAGCAGTGTTAATCGTTGTTGATTTATACAGTTTAAAAATATGGTTTGACGGGGTAAAATAAAACGATTGTTCAGCGGATAATTTAACACTTACTGCATTTGGATTCGCTTTAAATTCGCCATACTGGAAAATTTTTGTACGCCAGCCAAAAGGACAAGTAACATGATAATGCACGGCTACCAAATCTTTAATTAAAACGTGTAAATTACCTGCTGATTGAGTGATAAAATAAAAATCAAAACCACGATGACGATGTATAGATAAATTGGTAACAATAGGGTTGGTTTTATCCTTAGTGTCAGAATAGGGCGGTACAAGCTGAATTTCATCAATTACAATAATTGAACCATCAGGACAATCTCGCCAGTCATCCACTAAAGAGCGCACATAATCAATTCTTAGAGCAGCAATATTTGAATAAATGGTGCGTACAGGCAAGATATATTTTAAGCCCAAATCACCATGTAAATCTTGAATCCTATCAATAATGACATTAAAACGCGATGAACGCTCAAAATAATAATCAGGACGGATTAAATCATAATCATTAACCGCCAAAAAATTAAAATAATCTTCTGGTAAAATTTCAACTTCATAACTAAATGTATCACCGGTTCCCGTTTCATTTTGGAAAAAGGTTAGTTCTTTTAGTAAATCCTTTTTTTGTAATATTTTAATATTGTGTTGATAAATATCAGGGTTTTTAGCAATATTTACTTTATTATCAATTTCTACTTTTTCAAGCAGTGATACACAATAAGCGGTTTTTTTAGCTCCCGGATTGCCAGTAATTAGATATATCATGATTAGCCTTCATGACCCCGCTCAATCGTCGTTCCTCCTCTTCGCGTTGTCATTCGGCTAATCCTTGCGTACCAATGTCAAGCGTGCCGAGCTTTGTACATATTTAGTTAAAATTGCCCCAAGTACAATACTGATATAATAATCAAATCCGGCAGCATCTGCCAACGCCAAAGCAGCAGGTGGTATATTCGTAACATTATCCCGCATGGTATCTATTAATTTGTTAATAGCAACTAATAATGTACCACTTGTTGCAAGTGTAAGACCTGCGCCAGATAATACGTTTTTTAAGAATCCAGATTGCGCAGACTGTAATAAATTAAAAAAACTAGTCATTGCGACCTCCTAAAATATAGATGGCTTGTAGTGGTGCAATCACAAGCATAATGGGTTTAATCCATGTATGTAAAAAACCGCAAACTTCGGGCGTATCTAATAACGTAAAATTAATATCAATACCATATAAACTAATATTTACTTCATATGGAGGCGGACAAGTTGCCTTAAAATCAATATTGGCATTTGTTGGTTCTGGCGTATCATCTTTAACATCAATCTTGGTGTTATCATCCAAACCATCATCATCTTGGTACCAGTCTATAAAATCGCAGACCTTCTTATGAAAACCAGTTGCATCACAATTAATAGTTTTATCCTCATCTGATTTTTCTTTTTGTGTTTGATTGTCATCATCTGAATCTTTATCTATTCTTGCATTCCTACAAGACACAATTTTATTATTTTTAACCTCGCAATTATCCCTGTCTATTTTGTCAATGTCGTATTTATCTAATTTTTTAAATACTTCATCTGCAAATTCTTTTGACAATTCATCACATTTACCGCCGTTGCTACAGTAATTGTTAATTTCAATCTCTGTAATGTGTTTTTCAATGATATTATTGATTTCAGTTTCTGATTTGTTATTGATTGTTTGATTGATTACTTGCTCAATCTCTTGTTTATTATTTGTAACATAAGTATCTTTGTCAGCGTAGCATTCAAAAGCAGCGTCAGCGGCAAAAGATACATCAACATCAAAGGATGATGTATTGCCATTTTTATATTTGGCTTTAACGGTATATTTAGCGTTAGACATAGTAACAAAATTTTTAACGGGTTGTTTTTTATCTTGTTTTGATTTAGCCATATTAATATATTGCCGCTTATTTAAACCAGCAATATGTCTATCAATAAGAGGTTTGACTCTGTCCCCATCGTCAGATTTATAGCCGATTAATTCGTAGGTAACAGAATCTGAATTACGGTATCTTTTGAAATCATTATCTATAGCATCATTTATCGCTGATTTTTTATCATATCCTTGATAATTATGAGTCCTGTAGTGTATTTTTGGGCTAGTGCATTGACCATCTACATTATTATCATCATCATTACCTAGAATATCCATTATAGTTTCGTAAATCTCATCACCAAGTATATCTCTGCATTTTTTGGGGTGTTTTTTGCAATAAAAGGAACTACCACCAATAGCAGAAAAAAGCAATCCTTTTTTATTTGCTTTAGCAATTTTATAAACTTTACTGCCTGCTTTTGCTAATAATCCTTGTCTTATAATCAAACCAACTAAAGGATTAGCATAGGCAGTTTGAACAGTAGAAATTATTAAAACAAAAGAAAATACAAAAGCAAAGAAACGCATTTAATTAATCACTTTTAGAAGAGCCAAACAAATATGAAATTAGAAAAATAAAATTTAATAATAAAAAAATAAATATAAAAACCCCAAGAAGAAAAATATCATAAAGAATATCACTAAAGACAACACCATCAATAACAATATTATCAGAGATAAAACTATCAAAAAGTTTTAAATCCGAATAGATTGAAATTAAGGAATCTAAAACTTGATAATAAAAAAATATAATAGCTAAATATTCAAATAATTTTGATTTATAAGACTTCACAACCACCCCCAAGAAAAAAGCATCACGTAACAAAAAGCATGCCTATTTTCTTAAGGAGTAAGCAACCACAACCAAAGCGATGATAATTAGCATGCTTGGTAGCCAGTTTAAAACACTTGGGGTATCAGTCATATCAGGCCTTGGCAATAGTCCTGCCTTTTGCAAAGCAAGACTATTTTGTATTACAACAATTAACAATTAAGCGCGGCGAATACCTTGTTTAAGGTATGAATAGCCTTTAAATGTGCCAAGAATTGTTACCCCAACACCAAGCACCCCTAAAGCTACTTTGCCCGCATTTTTCATATTATCAATGGCATCATCGGCTAGGCTTGAGAAGCTAACCTCAGACGCTGCATTGCCTGCCGCGTGTGCTTGCGTGTAAAAAGTCATACCACTAACCACGCCCATAAATACAGCTTTTTTGAGCATTTGCCAACGTGTCATTTTTTGACCATATACAATTAGCGTTTTTTTATCATCAACGTTATTCATAACGCACCTTTTTTATTTTATGCCTCTTTTATCGCCTTAACTATTACCAGATAAGCCACAATAGACGACAAAAAGACGATTAAAAAACCGCCTATCAGGTTTGCCTCATCTTGGGTAACGGATAGACCGCCAAAATTTGGTTGTGCTTGATAGACGACCCATTTTTTACAAACTTGACCACTTTGCGTATCAACAAGTTCTTCACAAATATAAGCCATGTTTATAAAACCTTAAAATCTATTTGGTTGGCGTAACCGTTTTGACTGCTTGTTTACGTTCCACCAATTCCATTTCTTTAACGTTATCAAAATCAGCCCAGATAATTACTTGAACTTGTCTACCCTTACGATCGCTAGCGGTAATCATCGCCACATCTAGCATATAGGGATATTGATAAGAATGAAATTTTTTCAAATCATCCAAGTTAATATAGCGATATTCAGCTTGTGCCATGCCACCCGCTTTATCATTGCGATTTTTATGGTTTACTAGCACATTAATGTACTGATATTCTTCATAGTTTGTTGGTTCTGCACCATGAACCAGCAAAGTTCTTTTGTAAAACTCATCAGGTTCGTAAATTACACCATCAACAACGATTGGTTTATTTAAATCTTGCAT